TTGTGGGATACTACACTATCATCAAGGTCAACCATGACATCGATGTAGATAACTGGTTCACAACTCTTGAATTATGGAAAGCGGCATAAATGTCATTCAAAGTCTTTACTAACGGAAGCGTTCTCCCAGCTTCTGATCTAAACGAGTATCTAATGCAGCAAGCGGTTATCGCGTTCGCTACTTCAACAGCTCGAGGTTTAGCAATCACTTCCCCAGTCGAAGGTATGCTCACCTACCTCGAGGACTCAAACACATTCCAGTTCTACAACGGCACAGCCTGGCAGGACCTACTCGATGGGGCTACTGGCTGGTCCGACAAGTCAGCCAACTACTCAATCGTTGCAGCAGATCGTGGAAGCACAATTCGCTCTACTGGCACAGCCATCACAATCACAATTGACAACGTGCTAACTCAGCAGGGTGACAGAATTGACTTTGTCCAGGCTGGAGCCGGTCAGATTACCTTCGCTGCAGGTGCTGGTGTTACTCTATCCTCTGCTCTAAATGCCCTAAAGACATCTAGGCAATTTGCTGGTGCTTCTGTAATTTTCGGCGGTTCTGGTGTTTACTACTTGATTGGAAACTTGGCTCTGTGATTATTCCTCTAGGTATTCTTGCTGGGTCCGGAATGGTTGGCCCTATTGCTGGCTATTTTGGTGGTGGCTTTGAAACTGCAACCGTTACAACTGTTGACAAGTTTGCTTTTGGCTCCGACACAAGAACAACACTAGGAACTGGATTATCTTCTGGTAGAGATTATGTTTCCGCTATGGCCGATTCAAATACTGCGGGCTATATTGCCGGAGGTGCTGGAACTGGAACTGTTGACAAATTTGCTTTTCCCAATGATACCAGGACTACTCTTGGAACAGGCATAACAGTAAGAAACGCAGCAGCAGGCATGGCAAACTCTGCCGTTGCTGGATACATCGGTGGAGGAGAAACTGCGGGTGGATCAAGGCTTTCAAGCGTAAACAGAATTGCTTTCCCATCCGATAGTGTGACAACTTTAGGAACAGCTTTAGGTGTAGCTACAACTATGCTTGCAGGTTTTGCCAATTCTGGTGTAGCTGGTTATTTTGTTGGTGGAGATAACGCAACCGATGCTGGAAGCACGAGAGCTTTTAAGTACGCTTTCCCTGCTGAAACAATTACTCAAATAAATAGCTTTCTTGGAACTGGATCTAGAAGATTAGCTGGGTTTGCCAATTCGGGTGTGGCAGGTTATGTTGGTGGAGGAGAACGAGCTTCGATTTTTTCCACAGTAAGCAAATGCGCTTTTCCTTCGGACACAGTCACAACTTTAGGAACGGGACTTTCAACTGCTGTTATCTGGCTTGGGGGTATGGCCGGTACTGGCGCGGCAGGATACTTTGCTGGAGGACAGACTACTTCTGCAACATCATCAAGAATCTCAACTGTTGACAAGTTTGCTTTCCCGTCCGATACCAGGACAACCCTCGGAACTGGTTTGTCATCGACTAGAACTCGCTTAGCTGGCATGGCTGACTCTGGAGTTCTATAAATGTTAGACAAAATAGAGCAGGCTATTGCGGATGTTCAACAGCCTCGATCTCGCTTTCAAATTGAAGCTTTTGTTTTAGGTCAACACGCAACTGATGAAATGAAGTATTACCAAACGGTTATCGAGCTTCAGGATGCAATCTACAAATACAAGCTTGCTCAAATAAATGTAAAAAAGACAGAACTAAAAATTGCCAAACTTCGCGAAACAGGCAATCAGATTGATGAGCTAAAGGCTCAGGAGAAAGAGCTAGGTTTAGCACAAACTCAGTTTGCAATGCTCGGAGCTGAGCGAGAGATGAAGCACCTGATTGAAATCTGGGATGGCTTTGAAAAGAAATACAGTAGAGCCGAAATCGAAGCAGCTCAACCCTACTACTGGCAGGCCAGATTAACTAACAACGCTAAAGCTATGTTAATGGGTGGTTCTGGAGTTAATGCAGCTCACATTGAAGCAATGGAACAGGCTGGCGTTTTGGATAACTTTATGACCGAGGTAGAAAAATCAAAGAAAGAGCTATCGTGAATTACGCAACTTGGAAACTAAACTTTACCAACCCTGATTATGGAACTGGTCCTGAAGCGCAAATTGCTGAATTAGGTGCTACAGCTCAAGCGGCTTGGATTGTTGGTCAGGCCCATGAAGGAGGGACTATTCTTGGTTATGTCACAGAACCTCAAGATGAAACAAAACTATCTGCCTGGGACTTTGCAAACATCACTCAAGAAGAAGCCTTAGCCTTTTGCCAGGAGATAGATTCTGAAGCTTACCTTTTAGAGGACGGCATGATTACCTACCCAATTGAGAAAATCGAAGCCTAATGGCTGAGGAAACAACAGGCGTGAAGATTACTCAGAACGCTATCTATCAAAAGCAACTCGAACATGGCGAAACCCTTGTCCGAATACTGCAAAAGCTAGATCACCTAGATCAAGTGCCTAACCGACTAAGAGAAGTTGAGCTAACTTTAGCCAGACTGGCTTGGGTCGAGAAGATTGCCTACACCGGACTATCCTCAGCTCTCGTTGCAATTGTCGGGCTGATTCTCTCAACGCTAGGAAACTAATGATCTGGCCTTACAAAAAACCTCTGCCTAAAATGACCTACGGCTTCGGCCCTAGACTGCACCCAATTCTGAACATTAGGAAACACCACAACGGTGTCGACTGGGCCTCGGCTGTCGGTCGCAAGCTATTCGCTGTAGCTTCTGGACGAGTAGTCTATGCCGGTCCTAGCACTCTTAAGTTCAAGAATGGCGAACCTGCTGGCGGAGGCTTTATCGTCAGAATCAGATTCAAGGATGATGGCAAGCTATACACAGCTACCTATATGCACCTTCGCAAGGGCTCTATCAAAGTCATCAAGAATCAGAAAGTTGCCCAGGGTGATTACATCGCAGACTCAGGCAACACCGGAGAATCAACCGGCCCTCACTTGCACTTCGAAATTCAAAAGGGAAGATTCTACAAGTGGTCAAACACCGGCGTAAACTACCTAGACCCAATTCCATTTATCAAATCAAGATTGGACAAGTAATGAAAAAAGAAACTTGGCAACACTTACGCAAGGCACTCTGGAGCTACCTAAGAGCTGCACTTGCAGCGGTCGGAGCTTTGGTGCTAGCTGGTATCGATGATCCTGGAACAATTACTGCCTCAGCTCTAATCGCTGGAATACTTGGCCCATTGGTTAGATCACTAGATCCGAATGATGACGCTTTCGGAATCGGTGCTTCGGTCAAAGAAGCCTACGAAACAGCAAAAGCTAAAAAACCTAAAAGCTAAAGTCATACCCGGTCACTAGGATCGGACTATGACAATCACACAGAAGATTGAAGCTTTAGGCTTCGGTAAGTATCTAGGCACTTTTGAGCCTAACTCCCCTGAGTGGCACGAAGCTCGGGAAGGTATCGGCGGTTCCGACATCGGAGCTGTCATGAATAAGAATCCCTGGAAGTCTGCCTATACCCTTTGGGCTGAAAAGACCGGGCTGATTAGCGATGAGTTAGAGCCGTCAATGCCAATGAAACTTGGCACAGCTTTTGAAGCTCCCATCCGCGAACTATTCAAAGAACAAAACGATGGCTGGCTAACTGTCCATGAGACCGGAACCTGGCAGAGCAAGGCCAACCCAATTCTCAAGGCCAACCCCGACGGCATTATCGAATGGGCCGATGGCAAGCTCGGAGTCCTCGAGATCAAGTTCACCAGGCAATACTGGGATGAGCTTCCTGAGCACTACAACCTTCAGGTTCAACATTACCTTCAGGTTCTTGGTTTAGACAGGGGTATTGTCGTAGCGGTCGCAGGAGGCGATTACAAGGAGTTTGAGGTCGTTTGGGATGATTCCCTACAGAAAGACATAAAAAAGGCTGTACGAGCCTTCTATGGCCTTGTGACATCGAATAAGGCCCCAGACTACGACGGAAGTGACTCAACCTACGAAACAGTTAGGGAGCTTTCTGAAGGTCTAGAAGAAGGCGAAATCGAGCTTGGATCTATGTGGTCCAACCTGATCGGAACCAAGTCGGAGTTCGATTATTGGGACAACGCGTTCAAGGCACAGAAGTCAGCGGTGCTAGCGTTCATGAACGGAATCAAGTATGGTCTCTACCAGGGCGAAAAGGTCATAGCACTTCAAGCCCGAAACGGCAAACCCTTTATCACATTCAAATAGGAGGAAACAATGGCATTTGACCTAAGTAGCTACGAACCAGTATCAGAAAGAATCACAAAGTTTTGGGCGAAGTATCCCT